CGCTTGGGGGCGCTACGCTTCGACTGCATGACTTCCGGCTCACCGGCATCGTCATCGTCGTCAAACACGTTCTTCGGCTTAGTACTGGCCTTCGGCGCAGGTTCCGGTTCCACGTGACGAGCCGCCTTGGGGGCAGCCTTCTCCTCCGCCGTGGCAGACGGGCGGTTGCTAGGCGTAGCAATCAGGGTGTAACGCGCCGTATCGGGATCAGCCGCAGCGACATCCACAAGATCAGACTCTTCTTGGGTCAGGTGGCGCAGCGCGCGGAACTTGAGGGTCAAGCTGTCGGCGTCGGTGTCGTACATGACCTTAGTCACCACGGAGTCCGGACCTTCGCCGTTGGCCTTGAGGTAACGGCAGTAAGCTTCGTAGGGGAAGTCGTTGCCGACCGGCTCACCAAACAGCGACTTGCCGGGCACTCCCAGTTGGTAAACTTCGCCGCTCGGATCACCCTCAACCATAACTGCGAGGTGGCGGCGGTATCGGCACGCCTTACCTTTACCGCGTGCGCCGGAACCAACGACATTCATCGGGCAGCTCTTGCACGAAGAAGCCTGCTTGTTAGGGGCACTCTCATCCGGCATGCGCCCGTCATTGGACCAGCAGTCAGGAGCCTTAGCCTGTGCATCTTTGTCATAGGCTTCAGCGTAGTAGCTGCGCCCCACCTCGGCAGACTGGTCCACGACGATGACGTTCAGTTGGTGCGGCACGGCGCGGCCAATCTGCTCACCGCCAACAATACGCTTGAAGGTGCCGTTGGTGTTGGTCTGGATGCGCCGCAGGCTGGCGCCCGTGACGATTTTCTCCGCCAACCGCGACTTGCGGCGGATGGTCGGCAGGTTGCTGTTATCTTCGAAAAGAACGAGGTCGCTCATGTTTTTCCCTAGCGATTAGTTGGTTTGCGAACAGTGATGACGTACGTGTTGTCTACTTGAAGCCCTATCGGATGAACGTCAGGGTTCTCCTCAAGGAATTGCTTCATATTGCTTTCGTGGATGCGCTGCTGAAGCAGGTAGGGCGCATCGTTCTCTTTGATGAACTGGTACATGTTGTCCCAGTCGGTGGTCCAGTAGCGTGACTTCATCCTCCGAGTGACGGTGCCTTCCGGCGTGCGGAGGCTGTCTAGGTTCTGTTCGTTGCAGATAGCCAGAAGCTGTTCGGACACTACGTCAAGATCGGACTTAAGCCGTGCGATCTCTTCCTTGTGGGCAGCTTCTTTCTCGTTGATGACGCCGCGAATGCGGCGATAGATAGCGACCAGCCGGTCGGCTGGCAGGTTATCGGTTGTCATGTTTGCTCCTTCTTAGCCCGCAACCAGCCTAGCCTAACATTATACAGTGTCAAGCTCTTGTCGGTACAGGTCGATAATTTTTTGGTGGTTGTCGATGTTGCCGCGTAGCATGGCGTACAGGCGCTCCTCCACTTGGCTACCCTTAATGTGAACGATGGTCATGGCATTCTTCTGCCCCGGCCTGTCGATGCGCGCGTTGGCTTGGAGGTAGGTTTCCACGCTCGTAACCGGCGCGTACCAAATAATTGTATCGGCGGCGGTAAGAGTTAGACCGTGGCTGGCAGCTTGCGGCTGAATAAGAAGCACGCGCGGGTTTTCTTTATTCTGGAACCTGTCGACGATATCGGTGCGTTTATTAGGAGAGACGCTACCGTTAATGACTTCGCACGGGATTCCTTCTTTCTCCATACGAGCCCGCAGTAGCTCTATAGTGTGGGTGAACGGCACAAAGATAAGAACCTTGTTGTTCGTCTCTTCGATAACTTCAAGCACCACATTGATGCGGTTGGAGACGTCAAACTCCAAGGCTTGTCCGCTGTCGGTGTAGACTACGCCGCTAGCGATTTGCAGGAGCTTGTTCATTTTAGTCGCCGCGTTGACGGCGCTTACTTCTTCCCCGGCAGCTTCGAGCAGCATCTGCGTCTTAAGCTGCATGTAGTACTTTTTCTGTTGTGGCGTCAGCGGCGCATCCCGCTCGACGTGGGTGACCGGAGGCAGGTCCAGACAGTCTTTTTTCTCAAACCGGATCGCCGGTTGGAGCAGCCTATGAACTATGGCGTGAGCAGCTGGCTTAGGCACCCACTTAAACTGTGTCACCTTAGCCATAACTTGATCGCGGAACTGGCCGTAGAAACGCGGGCAACTGGATTTTCCAGCGGTTGGTCTGTGCATTCTTATAGGCGTTAGCCTCGTCCACGACGATTAGGTCAAACCCACCAGCGGCGATGGCATCCTGCACCGTGGCTACACCGTCGAAGTTAATGATAACGAACTCAGACCCAGCGTTGATGATCTTCTCGCGCTGCGGAGCCGTCCCGTGCGCCACGCTGCATGAGCGGTGCATAGCGAACTTAAACAGGTCTTGTTGCCAAGCCGACTTCATAATCGACAAGGGACAAAGAACCAGAACGCGCCGAACCAGCCCCTTCTTCATGAGGTAGTCCGCAGCCCAGATAACGCTGGCAGTCTTACCGGTTCCGGCCTCGCTGAAACAGAACGCGCGCCTGTGCACGGACAGGAAAGAGGACGTGGTCTTCTGGTGTTCAAACGGCGCTAGCTTGCTCGTCCACTCATACTCCCGCAGCAACGGAGACGGTGTGTCGGCAAACCCCATGCTGGCAAGCTGGCGAGCTTCGTTCAGCCCCCAATGCACCAGAACGCCGTCTTCAGTCTCGGCGCTTTTGAGTATGTTGTTTGTGATAAGCCCCGGCTCTGCGGTAGGAACCAGCAAAGCTCTGTTGTCGATGATATCCACGTTTGCTCCTACTTTTTCTTTTTGCGCTCCCGCGTGCTCGTTTCCGAAACGAGGTTGCGCTTGCTGTCGCGCTTGAACGAACGATTGACTGATTTGCTTTCGACCCGCAAGCCGTCGCCGTTGGAGCCACCCTTGTCCAACGCCTTGACGTGAGCCACGTCCTTGCCGTCGCCCTTATGGACCTTCCCCGCCTTCATCATCTTGGCGCGAGCAGCGTTACGCATATCGCGTTTCTTAATCTGGTCCGGGCGTCCTTGGTATAGGTCGTACTCACGGCGGTAGTTACGATCCGCTTTGTTCTTGTAAGACATCAGTTCCTCCTAGGCGGCAGTCACATGGGCCGGGTAGATATGCTGGAGCGTTATGTACCGAAGCGTTGACCGCTTAAAAATTTAGCTTTTCCAGCCACCAGCGTTTCTCCCGTTATGTTCGCAACTTATAACAGGACAATGTTTTTTACATAACCCCGAGCTTTTAGCGTTCCAAACACCGCTCTCATGGGCGGCATCTAGGCGGTCCAGTTGCGGGCTAAACACCGACAACGGGTCGCCGTCGCCACGGCGGTAATCTTTCTTGGGGAACTCGTCACTCACCACGTAGATGAGCCCGGCCTTGATGGTTTTGACTTCGGGGAAGTGGGCGAACACCGCCCCAGCCATAAGGTCCAGCTGCTTAGTGTCGGCGTACCTAGCGTTCTTGCCCGTCTTATAGTCGATCAAGTGCGCCTTGGGGCCGTTCACAATCAACAGGTCGATAATACCCCTGTACCAAACTTCCTTATCGAAGAAGTCGCAGGGGGTGTACCCGTCCTCGGTGCGCTTAACACCAAGCTTCATTTCGCAGTACTTGTCGCCGGGAAAGGCAGCAAGTCTTTCTACGACGGGCCTGATGTAAGCATACTTTTCGGGGACGGGTACTCCATCTCGTACAAATGCTTCCGCAGCCGCATGGACTTCAGTCCCATAAACGGCTTCTGGTCCCGGAGTATCTTCGACATCCTTAACCACCTTCAGGTGGAAGTACTTCTTAGGGCACTGGTCGAACGTCTTGATGCTGCTGTAGGACCACGCGGGCATTAGTCTTGGCTCTGCATCTCAATGAGTTTGTTCAGGTAGCTACGGGCGAGCGTTAGGGCGCCCTCCGAGCCATCGTAGTTGGCGACGCAGTCTAGAACGCCTCCACGCAGGAAGCCAGTAAACTCCTCGCGGGTCATGAACTGTGAATACGCCCGCCAGTTTTCTGGTTCGTCATCTGCTTTTAGTCCCAAAGGTTCGGCCTCTTGAGCCACCACCTTCTTCGCCCTGCCGACCTTGCCGGTCTTAGCCTTGGACTTTTTGTATTTTTTGATCGGGATACCCAAGGCTTCCTTGCGGTAGTTATAGATGTTGCCATAACCTACGCCGAACATGCGTGCGACTTCGGCGGGCGAGGCGTCGGGGTTGACCATGAAATATTCAATTGCTTCAGACTTCTTAGACATTTGCTCTCTTCCTTACTTAAGATTGCCACCACTCTTGAGGATGTTACCGCTGTACGTGTAGGTGCCCACGTGAGACAGCGGGATGAACGGATGGGCGTAAATCTTCCCTCCGTGTTTGCGCCAGAGCTCACAGAAATGGAAATCCTCTGACAGCAACGCTCCGCTTGCGTCGATGCTAGTAGCAAAGAACTCATGCGTAAGCGGTTTGATGTACTCGCCGGTATTCGGGTCTTTGAAAGACGACGTGCGGTAGGTCGGCACGTGAGGGGCCAGCTCTTCAAACACATGGCGCTTGATGAGCATGAAGCCCGTGCCGCCGTGGCGCACTTCGATGAAGCCTTCGGCGTCCGTCTCTTGGTGGCTATTGCCAACCATGTTGAAAACGAAAGCACCAGCGTGCTCTTCTAGGTCCGTCTTGCCAGCGGCGGCAGCGCGCTTGACGCTGTCCCAGTTAACTTCCTTCTTCGGGTAGATACCGCAGGCGATATCACGGTCGCCAGCCATCAGCTGCGCCACTGCCTTCCCGTCGAAGCAGATGTCTGCGTCAATGAACATCAGGTAGTCCTTGCCCGACTCTAGGAAGATACGGGTAAGCTCGTTGCGGGCGCGGGTAATCAGGCTCTCGTTGGTCATCTGGCACCACAGAACCTCCACACCCAGTTCACGCATGGTTTGCACGGTGAAAAGCAAGCCTTGCACATAAGGTCCTGTGCACATGCCGCCGTACATGGGGGTAGCGATCATCAGCGTCGGTCGCCGCTGTTCGTCTTGAGCCACTGGTTTCACTTTCACTTCGTCAGAAGGGGACGTCATATATTTCTCCGTTGCGTACCTTCGTCTTAGTGGCTGCCAGTGCGGCTTCCATCGCGCGCGTGTCTTGACCGGTCCAAGCGGCTTCTTCCACCTGAGCCCGTAGAGCCTTCGCCTTATCTGCTAGCGTCGGCCAAGTGCGGGGGTCGTGGGGGTTCATCATGGCTCACGCCGCCTCTTTGACACGCGCCAGCCGCAGTTCGTGCTTTTCGTCTTCGGTCATTGGTCAGTCCCCCGAACAGCCGCAAGGATCGCAGTTACACCGTTCCACACGCAGTACGCGCCGAGCGGCATAAGCCATCCCGCCATGACAAGGTAATTTTGATCCTGCCCGATGCCCTTCTGCATTCCAGCGTAGAATGCGAGCATGAGGCTTGCGGCCATTAGGCAGCAGCCGGTGATGGTGGCGATGATGTCGTTGGGTTTCATTGTTTGCTCCTTACTGGTTGTGTTTATACGCTCTGAGTGCGTGGTTCGGTCGTCCGTTTTGGCTCGCTCATGTGGCATGGTTCTTTCGGGATGCTTGGCTCACTCTCTTGGTTTGGTTCTGTCTGATTTCCTGGCTCGCTCTGGCAACCTGGTTCTGTCGACCTGCTTGGCTCACTCCGCACACCTGATCCTATCGTGAATTTTGGTTCGCTCTTCTCGGATGGTTCAGTCGGTTCCTTTAGCTCACTCTCGAAATCTGGTTCGTTCGCGCTCTATGGCTCGCTCTGGTGCGGTGGTTCTGTCCAATCTACTGACTCACTCAGAGTCGCTGGTTCTGTCTTTCTGTTTGGTTCGCTCTACCCATCATGGTCCTGTCTCTTCACTTGGCTCGCTCTTGGAAGTTGGTTCTGACATCTAGTGTGGCTCGCTCTTGGCCACTGGTTCTGTCTCGGCTTCTGGCTCGCTCACAAATTTTGGTTCTGTCCCTTGGTGTGGCTCGCTCTCGATTATTGGTTCTGTCGCGGGGGCTGGCTAAAACTAAATCTACCTAATTCACACCCGGCCCGTGCTTGACGTGGGCATGACCGAGAATACCGATAGCGTAGGGCAGCGGCGGCGCTTTGCCGTGGTGCTGGACATACATCATGTGGTGCAGATCACTCAGGAACAGCTTGACTGCATAGCGACGGGCGCGAGCGTGGATGTGAGCCGGGGGCAGCTTGCCCTGCGAGTAAGCTTTGTATGCGTCGGTATCCTTACCGATATTCTTCTTCTCCAGAACAGCAGCAGCCTGCGCCGCAAATTCACCGCGCTCGTTACGTTCAATCTCAAGCAGCTTCCGTTCCTTATATGCCTTGGCGTAGTAGGCGTCGTCGTGACCGCCGACCTTCACGAAGCTCTCGCCCAGCTTCCAGCACAGCACCTTGAGGTCGGCATTCCACGGGCGCTTCTGCTTCTTTTCCCATACCTTAGACGGCTCCAACCCAGCGAAGGACCAGAACGCACCAGCCGTCTCCGCCTTGGTGATATCAAGGTGCGCCAGGAAGCCCGCCGCGATCACAGGGCCAATGCCCTTCTGCGAGCGCATCCACTGCCCGATAGGGTCGGACTCCGAATAGACATCCAACGCCACCTTGATCTGCTCTTCGAGCGTGCGGTTCATGTCCGCCAGCCACTTCACTGTCGTATGAGGCTCGCCGTCCTTCGCCATGCTACGAACCTGCCCGTCGCTGCGGATGCGGTTAGCTTGCAGTTGGTAATAAGCATCTACAAGGAAGCGGGCTTCGTCCTTGCCCAGCGTCGAGCCCGCAGCGCGCTCGTCCTTAGTCAGCTTGCGGATAGCTTCCTGAATGACGCCAATGCTCGGGGTATCGTAGTCGGTAGCGGTAGTCATGGGTTTGCTCCTGTTTGTTTTTTTAGTACGCTTACTTAGCCTTGGTGAACCGGCCCTTTGCGTCCCGGTCAGTTAGCTCTTTGATCTGTGCGTGCAGCTTGGCATTCTCAAACCGCAGCAGGTCAGCTTCGTATTTGATAGCCCCTTCGGAGTTAATCAAACGCCCGAGAGCGAAGCCCAATCCAAAGGCTCCGACAATCATGAAGCCGTAGCCGACGATACCAACCAAATCCATCATTTCAACCTCCCTTCTTTTTGATCGCGGCTTGGTAGCCGATATGTGCAATTTCTAATTGCTCGGCGAAGATGTTGATGAATGCATCCACCGCCACCTTCGGTCTATGAAGCGAGTCTCGCGGCTCACCCCAGAGATAGTCATCGAACACCATAACGCCACCCGGCTTCAAGAGGGGCCACGCCATGCAAGCGTCCGTCAATACGTCCCGCGCGATGTGCGAGCCGTCGATGTAAATGAAATCAAACTGCGCTCCCGCAAGAGCGGCAAGGTGCGTTACCGATAAGCCCTTACGCTTAAAGACATCTACGTTAGCGTTAGAGTCCATCACTGCGAGGCGGTTGTGATCGAACCGCGCTTCCACAGCCTGCATGTCGTGCTTGCCGTGCTCCTCGCCGCCACCCCACGTGTCGATGCAGTAGATTTCACAGCTGTTTTGCTTGTCAGACATATTCTCGGCAATCCAGATCATGCTGCGCCCTTCGTACGAGCCGATCTCTAGAAACTTCCTATGTGCAGGCAGCATGTCATGCAGCTTCTCCCACACCGGAGGAGCCCAGTTAAACCAATCCTCAGTCAGTTGGTATTTCACTTAAGCCAGCCTTTCTTTTTGGTTTTGTGCTCTTGCACTACTTCTTGGTAGGCTTTGAGGGTGTCCAGTTGGCGCTTTGCTAGTAGCTCTTGCATTTCATGTTCTATGTGCGCGTTTTGTTGCATGGCTGACTGGTATGGGGAATTTAGGTTCCCTATCGCGTTCATCGCGTTCGCGGCACCGACTTTTAATGGGAGGGGCTGTATCCCGGCGTTCACCGACTGAACCTTCAGCACGGCATCCATACGCTTCCTCCGCTCTTCTTCGCGCCGCGCCTCACCGTTACACAGTTCGTCCATAGCCCGCTCGTGGATTTCATTCATGATGATACGGGCACGTGCCTGCTTCAAAGCGGCGATTTCCTCGTCCGTGCCATATTCTTGAATGTCCTCTACCACATTAACCCAACGGCTAACGCCGAGCTTAAACTCGTCCGGGAAACTCTCCATCCTACGCAGCATAAGCTCTACGACAGGGTGGAATTTGGGTTGCTCTTCATCCGCCATAAGTTGCTCCTGCTTTAGCTTCACAGTTCAGAGGTAGCGCCGGTGCCCACGCGGGCCTCATACGCATACACCGCATTATGTAGTCCTTAGCCTCTTCGACCTCGGCTTCGGGAACGAGAGACACCACGCTGTCATGCACCGTCATAACCACACGGTACTTTTTAGCTATGCGTAGCATCTGTCCGCCGATGGCGATGCGGGCCAGCGCCTGACAAACATTCTCGACCGACGCGCCACCCCATATGCGCTTAGGGATAACCGCCTTACCCTTCTTGGTGTCGTAGATAAGCTCGGTTTTCTCGCCGTTCCTATACCAACGCAGGTTGGGGTATTGCAGCCTAAACCCGTTGGGCAAGTAGACGCCCTGCTCCCCAGCCACCGTCAGCACACCGTCCCGTCCGTATGGTGCAGTTTGGTTGTTAGCCATAGCATCAAGGGCTTCAGACGCTTCTCGCCACAGCCTCGGGATCATTGGGTACGTCTCACGGTACACCGCGATAATCCGCTTGCACTCGTCTAGCGGCATTTGGACATTGAACGTTTTGAGTTGGGCTTGAAACTTAAGCGCCCCCATACCGTAACCACAGTTATGGACGATAATTGGCCCTGCACTGGTCGCAATTGTGTATCTGTTCCTCGGCCCGGCGAAGGCGATGTCGTAGGTCATCAATCTGCGCCTGCATACTTCCTGCGGCGCGGCGATTAAGCATGTTTTCTTTGCGAGAAACAAACCGGAGATTGCCCGGCTCATATCCTTTAGAGTTATCCACGCGGTCGAGTTCGAGTTTTGGGTCGTCCCAACCGTCGAGATTGATAACGTACGTGAGGAAAGCCTTTCGATCTTTCCGCCACGGCTCGTATACAAATACGCCTCTCCCGCCATAGTGGCGGTAACCGCTGCTGTTTGGGTTGTGACACCGAGACACACAGCTGGCGATGCGGTTAAGAAGCCGCTGTCTATGCTCAAAATCGGGGACAATATCTTCGTACCCCCAATGTTTTTTACGCGTAGCGTTTGAAGCGCCTTTCGAACACTTATCACACCGGGTGGTGCGCCCTGCTTTGAAGTTATACCGGTCCACGCGGCCTTCCCAACCGCACGAACAACGGACGACAGGATGCCACCCGGCAGACCTGCCTGTGTTTTTAATGTGCTGCTCCCAACGCAGGACGACGAGTTCGCCCTGCTTATAGCCGACTGGAAAAGGGTAGGGCTTGTAACTACCTCGGACCACACCCGCCACCCATGTTCCGTTAGGATTTCGTGGTCCGGTGTAGCTGCGACTCCGTAAGACGTCAGAGTATCTTTCATCCCACGCGGGATTACTCCTTGGTGATTTACCCATTCTTCACCGTCCCATACCATATCCGTAGCTTTAACCTCTACGATACGCTTCCACCCGTTACTGGTCAACACGCGGGTGTCAGGGCCAAAACAACCCAGTACGGTTGTTTTACCAACAAAACGTTCCTCGTCGGTGATGTCCTCAATCTTCTTCCCGTAGATGGCGCCAGCCATAATTTTGTAGACGTCCTCGCCCTTGTCGAAGGCTTCAACGAGGTCTTCCTGCTGCGCTAACCACGCCAGCGTGCGGGCTTCGATCTGACTGCTGTCGCAATCCACGATCCAGTATCCCTCCGGTGCCGCTATGGTCTTCTTGAGCGGAGACTTGCGGGGCAGGTTCTGCATGTTGATCGAGTCCGAGTTATGGACAAGTTTACCGTTAGCCGCAAAGCGGTGGCGGGGGCCGCAATTTTTTATGTCATAGACTGGGACGAGCATACTTTTCCCTTCCAAGGATTTCCTCATCGGTCGCGCCTTGTGCAATCCATGAGCGCAGCGTTTCGTAAGATAGGTCGGCCCGGTGCTCCCTAAGCATTCTGATGCGCTCTCCACTGTGCGTTCTTTTATATGCGCGCTTGTTCCGCGCTTGTTCGCTATAAGTGGCCCATCGAAGGTTCCCTGGCTCGTAGCCTCGGGAGTTGTCTATACGGTCTAGAGAAAAGTGCTCACCGGGTTTAGGTCCTAAATTGTCTAATGCCCATTCCGCAAACGCCCGGACGGAAGGAAAACCAAAAGTAACGCCTCTACCTCCATAGTTAGGGTAAGGCACGGCGTTTGGGTTCGTGCACCGCTGTTTTATCGAAGAACCCAGACTTCGCATGTACACCAGGGATGCTCCGTATTTGCGCCTATAGGGGTCTTCAGCTAGGCGCGCAGCTAATGATAGCTTTGCTGCATCCGAAGCTCGCTTAGCCATAGTTACCCGTCGCTCATGGGGCACCTTCAAAGCTTTTAATTTGGACGAGCAAGACCGACAGCACCTGCTCATACCTGCGATCAGCTCCCGTACCCGTACCTCACTCTCCTTCCCGCACTGGCAACGGCATAGGACTTTATGTTTGGTGCTTACGTGCAAACTGCTTAGCGGCGTCCACGTCGTCTGCTGTAGGGCTGCGCGCAGTCTGGATTCGGTGCGATCCCTGCATAGCGTCTCGTAAGCCAATCTCTCCGGCGTCAGTGAATACGACATGATCCTCAGTACCTGTAACTCCGTCCCATTCGACGACCTCAGAGAAGCCGCTAAAGACCACGCCCTCGTGGGCCACAAACTCTTCCCCGTCCCAGACCAGATCATCAAGCAAGACGTCCACGATGCGCTTTGTCTGCACCCCGTGGCTGGTGTTGTACACGCAAACCTGTGTATCGCCAACTAAACAACCGCCCCACCTGCCTGTGTGGGCCGCGTAGTACCGCAGGGGTATAGGTAGCCTCCCCCTACCCGACACACCGAGAAGTCGCTCGGTGCGTGTCTCCTCCAGCGTGCTCTTTACCCCTAGCCTAGCAGCGACAATGGCCTGCACGATTACATCTTCGTGCTCTAGGAGCGCCTTGAACTCCTCATCGTTCTTGGCGAAGGCATACGTCTCCTTGCCTGTCGTCGGGCTTATCTTGACGGGCGGCTCGACCCCAAGGCTTCGCAGCGTCTCGGCCAGCTGGCCGTTGGACATAAGGTTGTCCTTAGATATTAGCGCCTTATCTAACAGCTGCTCTTTCTTATGCCGCACTTCCTTAAGGTGCTCGTTCAGCTTGTCGCTGCTTAGGACTAGCTCCGGCTCGGAGAACATGCGGGTGGTCAAGTCGATCAGGCGGAACTCCTCGACCGGGAACCCCTGAGCCATTTTCACAAACAGCTTATACGTAAGCTCGACGTCGTTAACGCCATACACACCGTACCGGGCTAGCTCGTCGGGAGTGAAGTCCAGCCTACGCTTGCCCAGCGCATGAATGACTTCATCGCCCTTGATGCCTGCTCCGTGGCGCTCTGCCAGCACAGCCAGACTATTACCCGCATCGGGGCCATCCAGCGCCCGCGCCATAGACAGCGTATCCGCAATGCGCTTGGGGCGGATGTCGAAGTGCCAGTTCAGGATAGCCATATCGAACATGGCGTTGTGGGCTACAGCAGTTGCAGTTTCCCAGTCCCACTGGTCCAGCCAGCGTTTAGTCTGCGCCTTGGTTCCACTAAACCAAACGGCGGCTTCCTCGTTACGCTTGACGCTAACCCCGATTGTCTCGAAGTCGGCGTGACGGATGTACTCCTCCGTCGTCATTTTGGAGAGCGAGTACGTAGACGAATAGAACGTCTCGAAGTCGATGGTAAGGATGTCACCCACGACGCGCGCTCCCCACCACCAAGTTTGACCCGCTGTTCATATAGCTGACGATATGGCGCGCTTGCCGGATCACTATGGGCGAGCCCATTATCTCCATATCTACCTTATAGGCTTGGGCTAGCTCCTCGTCTGAGAAGGTACGCACCACGCGACCATAGCGGTTCACCGCTTCATACGTCGCAGCCTTTCCAAAAATCCCTGCCATTTGGCGCTCCTGTTGTTAGCAAGCTGTACACGAGACGTACACGCTGTGCAATAGGTTGACGATACCGTACACGTGAGGTACGCAAAAAACCATGACCGTTCTTAAAGATTGGATGGCTGACCATAACGAAACCGATTCCTCGCTTGCTGCGAAGGTCGGCGTCAGCCGCGTTCAAGTCCTACGCATCCGCAACGGGCGATCCAAACCCTCCCCGCGCCTAGCCAATAGGTTAGAAGCCGTAACGAGCATCGCGGCTTGGGAATTCCTCCGGCCAAGCGAGCCCTGACATGTCGAAGGTTCTCTGGACAGAAGAAGCGGAACTGCTCCTCCGAGAACTTTGGATGAAGGGATACAGCGCGGCGCGCTGCTCCGGCGTCTTGTATACGCAGGCAAGCTTCCGAGTTAGCCGTAACGCTGTCCTTGGTAAGCTATGGCGTATGGGCTTCCGACGTGAAGACCAGCCGAAAGAAGACAAGCCGCCCGAGGTGAAGCGCAAAATAGAGCCGAGGCTCTCGACACCTCGCAACACGCGGTTTGTTTCTCCGACACCACTACCCTCGACGTTCCCACCTGACTCCACGTGGGAGCCGCTTGAGGGTGTGACGCCTGTCTACCTATGCGACGCTAGCTCGACACAGTGCCGGTGGCCGGTAGAAGTAGCGCCCGACGCGCACTTTGTTTGTGGCGCAGAGAAAGACGTGGTTGCCTCCTATTGCGCTGTTCATAACAAGATGGCGTGGACGCCGCTGACCAAACAGCAAAGGCGCATGTCATGGGTCCTGCGGGCTTTCACTCTCTAGGAT